GTCACGGGCCGCCTCTCGATGAACAACCCCAACCTGCAACAGGTGCCTGCTCGCCATGAAATCATCGGCCCCCTGGTACGTTCGCTTTTCCTGCCTGAAGAAGGACAGCTCTGGGCAGCGAATGACTTCAGCTCACAGGAGCCTCGGCTTCTCGTCCATTACGCAACCCTACTCGATCTCCCAGGCGCAGAGCGCATGGCAGAGGCATATCGAAACGACCCCAACACCGACTTCCACCAAATGGTGGCAGATATGGCGGGGATCAAACGCAAAGCCGCCAAGACCATCGGCCTCGGATTGATGTATGGGATGGGCAAGCAGAAGCTCGCCAACTCCCTAGACCTCCCGCTCGATGAAGCGGCAGAGCTCATCAGCACGTTCCACCTCAAAGTTCCCTTCCTCAAAGGCACGGTGAACTCCGTCATGAAGCGCATCGACCATCCCGCCTCGGGTGGCTCGATCCGTACGCTGCTCGGCCGTAAATGCCGCTTCCCGCTTTGGGAACCCGTTGAGTACGGCATCAACAAGGCGCTGCCTCGCGAGCAAGCGATCGTGGAATACGGACCACGGATCAAGCGTGCGATGACGTACAAAGGTCTCAATCGTTTGATCCAAGGCTCCGCTGCCGATCAGACCAAAGCCGCGATGGTCGCGCTCAACAAAGCCGGCTTCCGCTTGCTGCTTCAGGTACACGACGAAGTGGCCGTGAGCGTGAACAACAAGGAAGAAGCCTTGGCCGCTGCCGAGATCATGCGCAACGCCGTGCAGCTCGAAGTCCCCTCAAAAGTGGATACCGAGATCGGCCCGTCGTGGGGCGAGGCCAAAGGGTAGTTGCACTGGCATAGCTGCTGCGCTACATTTGGCCCAAGAAAGGAGAACGGGATGAAGAAGCCTTTGGCAAAAGGTCGTCAGTGGACAAAGATGTACTACGACGACTTCAACAGAAAGTTTCCGCGCCTCGGTATGGCGCGGCTCGCTGCTCGCGAGGACGAAGAGGGCAAACAGAAACTCCGTGAGTTGAAGGAGTATGTGTTTCGTTATAGGCGAAAGCGTAAGTACCGCTATCCGGGCCGCTACTCGCCCGATCGTCGCAAAGGCGCGAAGTTCCACAGCGTGATGGTGCCGCTCGAGACGCACCAGAAGCTCAAAGAGATCGCCAAGTTCTACAAAAAGAGCATGGCTACGATCATCCGAGAGCACATCGACGAGCTGTTTGAGACCACCTACAAAGAGGCCGAGCTGCTCGCACGCATCGAGGCCAACAGGAAGAAAGATGAAACACCAGACACAGATAAGCCTCGACGTCGATATAACGTATGACGTCTTGGAGCCGATCCAGGTGGCGGATTACGTCCTGCCGCCCATGATCGAGCTAACGTCGGCGTACGTCTCGCTAGAAAAGCCTGACGGCAAGGTCGCGCGTGTGAACATACTCAAGGTATTGAGCGAGTCACAGCGCATGTTGATTGAGGATGACATCATTGAGGAGTTAGTAGGCGAATGAATATCTTTCCGGAACGTGTAGTTGACGATAAGGGCGAAGCGAAGATCGAGGGGGGCCTCACGCTACGGGATTACTTTGCAGCACATGCCTTGACCGGCATCGTGACTCGCGACGATATTGAGTCGGTGTACTCGGCCGTACAGAAGGCCTACCGCCTGGCTGATATCATGCTTGAGACTCGTGACCAATGAGCGTCGTCTCCAAGGTTCGCCGGTGCACGGAATGTAAACAGGTGTTTGTCACACCGGAGAGCTTCCGAACGCACAAGCGTTTAGGCGGGGAATGCCGCACCGTCGAGGCCATGGTCTCGATCGGCTTTGTACAAACCCCAAAAGGATGGAAGCACTTACCTCCGAGAAACAAATGAACGAAACCACCACGTCACTCGGTAACTGGCTATACGAGAAAGCGTCCACTGTGGCGGACGTGTACGTGCAGGATTGGGCACGAGGGCAGAAGGCTTACGGACGACGGCCCACGGAGCTTGAGATGCAGGAAGTTCGGATGGCCTTTTACCGTGGCTACATCGAAGGCGTTCAACGATACATACACGACAAACAGTTATGAAGAAAGAATACACCCGCCCCTCCCGCTACAACCCAGGCATCACGTTTGAGCAGTACAAGGTACTGCGTGAGCGCAGGGCAAGCGCTAGGGCCAACAAAAAGCGCATCAACTACAAACCCCTCGCCCAGGAGTGGGGCCTGAACCCTATGCACCTGGCCTCTGCTCTGCACCGGGGGATCAAACAATACGACTACATCTTATGGAAGAAAGGAGAGCTACAATGAGCCGCAAAGCTGTACTAGAACGCACACTCGGCAAGCAGGCCGCGAAGAAGTTCTTGCCCAAGATAACGAATGAACTGAAGCTCGAACTATCGTGCGAGCTCGTCGAGCAGATCATGCAAGTGGAACTTCGCAGTATCCACGGCTCACTGACCAAGGACCTTAAAAGCCGCAAGGCCGGCAAGGGCATCGCCATCTTCGATCCCGACAAGGATCGTGATATCGCCGAGATATCTAATCATTTGAACGCTATTGAAACAGTCTCAAGATACTACGGCGTGTCGTTGAAATAACACGCAATCTTTGTACACTGACGGCCTATGAAGGTCGTCTGTACACAGGTCGACCCTTCAGATCCGGATGTCAAGGAACAACTCGTCGAGCTGCAACGGGCTTGCTTGCCGCACGACACCTTGTACTTTCCCGATCAGGGGGTTTGGTGGCTCGCTTACCATCGGCGCACTCCGGTGGCGTTCGCGTGCCTCTGCCCCTCGGAGCAGACGCCACAAGGTGTCTACCTCGGCCGGTGCGGGGTCACCCACGCCGCTCGAGGCAAAGGGGTTCAACGAAAACTCATCCGCGTTCGTCTGGCATGGGCCAAGCGCCACGGTTACAAGTGGGCCGTATCCGATACGACCGACAACGTACCAAGCGCTAATAACCTCATCGCCTGTGGTTTCAAAACCTACGAACCGACAGTCCGTTACTCCTTTGCTCGAGCGGTGTACTGGCGTAAACGGTTGTAGGGGGTTCGATGCCGTTCAAGGACGAGGCCGTACGCAAGGCCAAACAAAAGGTGTATGCACGGAAGTGGTACGAATCAAACAGACGAAAGGTTATCAATAACTCCAGGGAGGCTAGGGATAAGAATAGAACAGAGTGGATCGCTTACAAGTCGAAGCAGCGCTGTAGCCATTGCCGAAAGACGCATCCAGCGATCATCGACTTTCACCACCTGATCAAAGAGGGCAAGCGTTCGGTCAATAAGTTGGCGGTGAGGCAAAGAAACATAGCCGAGGCGATCCGCGAGGCGGAAGAGAAGTGCATACCGCTTTGCGCCAACTGCCATAGGGTGTTGCACTGGGAGGAACAGCAGAGTATAACGGCCAAGAGAAAGAAGAAATGAAGGAGGTTTTGATGGACGGCCTGACGCTACTATTGTTTTTGTTGGCCACTGTTGTTATAACTTTGATCCTGCGGTATAAACGCAGGCCTCTCGATAAACATCTCCCACCACCTAACTGGAGATGTTCGAGAGGCGGAAGAGACTACTTTTAACTGTTAGAAAGCATAGAAAGGAGAACTCGATGGATACAGATAAGACTGATAGTTACGTGTTTATAGCGCTGATTGTGTTACTTGTCGGCCTGGCGTTCAGTATCGCAGGCACGATTGTTTATAAAAGCTATCTACGCACTACCTACCTCGAAGGGTCTACCGATCCTATCGAAGCCGCCTGTGCGTTTGATTCAGGCGAACAACAGATCCCGCCCTCTTGCATGGCCTACATGCTCCAACAAAAGGAAAACTTTCGATGAAAGCTCGTACTAAAAAGTTCAAAAAGTCTGACTTCACGACCAAGGCTTACCAGTGGTTCCTCGATAACCCCGGTGCGAAGGTCCGTGGCGTCGCCGAACGCTTCAACATCTCCATCCCCTACGCCTACAAGCTGCGGGACAAGGCGGTTGGCAAGCCCACCAAGACGGCCGAGGGCGTGAAGTTCCTCACCGAACGCGGGAAGCTCTTGGACCAGGTGCTGAAGGAGATGGACGCGATCGCACCGAAGGCCGATACAGTGGACGCGATCCTCGACTCACGGGCCAAGGACTACGGCGCGTTCGCCGATAACGCCCGGCTCGCCCAAGCCCTCAAGCGCGCCATGGCCGACCATGCCGATGAGATGGGAAGCCTGTTCTCGGACGAACAGTGGGAAGCCCTCGAGATGATCGCGACCAAGATGTCGCGTATCGTCAACGGCAACCCCGACAAGATCGACAACTGGGACGATATCGCCGGCTACGCCAAGCTCGTGGCCGACCAACTGCGGGGGAGGGTCCGTTAATGCTCCGACCGGCCATAAACAGCACAGAGGACCCGCCACAGCCAGTGGAGGATCTGGCTATGCGGGAGTACATCTTTGCCCTGCGTCGCCGTATCGAGGTCCAGGACTGTCTCGTAGAGGCACTCTCGGAGGAGATCAAGCAGCTCAAGGACGAACGGGATGGCCTGAAGGCACAAGTCGAGAGCTTGCTCATCGACTTGCACTGGATGGAATCCAAGCGCAAGATCCAAACTGTATGAAACACATCAACTTCGTCACGACCGATGACATGCCGCTCGTACAGATGGTGGTCGTCACCATCAACGGGACGCGCTACGGGCTCGTAGGCCCCGTGGTCCACGTGCCAGGGACCATGGATCAGGACCTCGACGTGTCGGAGATCGAGTTCGGCGAGATCATGCCTGCTCACGCAGCCGCACGGATGCTCGAAGGACGGTTTAAGCAGATCATGGGCTCCGAAGTTCAGTAGCTAGCCTAGGCGGCGCTCCCTAGAGAGGGGACACCCACCCTGCACTTGCCGCCACCCCGCCCTTTCGGGCGGGGTTTTTTTTCATTGTGGGTTCACAAGTCCACTTGTTCAGTTGTCCATGGGCCATGGTGGGTTAAGCAGGGTTAATGGGGAAAGGTGGGTTAACCACGCAACACGGACCACGGGTCAAGTGTTTTAGGGCAAAAGTGACCGCATCATGGCCAAAAGGGGCATTTTTCGCACATTAGTAGAACCCTGGAGGGGTCTACATGATTTTTTTTCAAAAATTTTTAAAAAATGGCGTAATAGACGTAATGGTGTAAGAAGTATTGTAAATCAGTGAGTTACAACTACACAGAGACTTACACTGACTGATTCAGTGAAATTTATCTGGGATGCGCGCGCGACCTTTTTTTCGTGATTTATTTTTTCTTTAGACCCTAAAAAAGTCTAACTAAAGTGGCCAAAACGGCTGGACGCTTCGGAATTGTCAGTAGTAGACTGTTGGCATGTTAACAGTTGACACGGGCATCCCGATTCCCGCCGAAGCCCAGCGGGAGAAGTACCCCTTCCCTGTCATGGCCGTAGGGGACAGCTTCCTGTTACCCGATGCCGAGTCAGCCAAGAACGCGCGTAGCGCCGCCTGGATGTTCTCCAAGCGTCACGGGACGAAGTTTTCGTGCCGGCGCGTGGATGAGGGCTGGCGGGTCTGGAGGGTCGCGTGAAGCTGACCAGCAAGGCGGACAGGGAGTTCGGCAAGCAGATCAGCAGAGGGCTTCAGCCGAAGACGATCGAGAAGATCAACCGCCCTGTCCCCAACGTCCCGAAGAAGCAGAAGCAGCTCACCACGCAGGAGTGGAAGTTCGTCAACGAGTTCGTAGCCGGGGACGGCCACGTGACTCTGCGGGAGGCCGTGGTTCGTGCAGGGTGGCCGGAGAAGAACGCCAAGCGGCGCGCCGAGGATCTGACCGACCCAGACAAGAACCCGCACATCGTCGCAGCGATCCAGAAGATGCGCGCGGAGATGGCCGAGAAGTACGGCACGACCTACGAGCGCCACATGCGCGACCTACAGGTGATCCGTGACCAGGCATTGGCGGCAGGAGCCTACGGCGCGGCTGTCCAGGCTGAATACCGTCGAGGCCAAGCCCTGGGCACGATCTACATCGATCGCAAGGAGATCAGGCACGGCACGATCGACTCCATGAGCAAGGAGGAGGTCATGCGGAAGTTGCAGGAGATCAAGAAGCTGTACGGCAACGGCAGCCCTGTGATCGACGTCACACCGGAACAGGTAGCCGAGAGTCTGGAAGAGGAACCGAAGGATGCCAGCGAAGCCAGAGACGAAGCTGTACCAGAGGTTGAAAGAAAACCTCCCAAGCTGCCTTTTTACCCGGATTGAGTCACGGGTTAATCAGGGCTTCCCGGACTGTCTGGTTGCCCTGCCCCGCTCGGGTACTTTTGCCCCTCTCGAGCTGAAGGTCGTGACATATGGGCGGCGCGTTCGTTTGTCTCCTCATCAGGTCGCCTTTCATGCGCGCCATGCCGAGATCGGATGCACGACGTTCATTCTGGTTTTGTTTGTGCCGTACAAAAAGACAGCGAGCAAGGATGGTCAACTGCTGCTGTACCGTGGCGATCAGGTGCTCGAGCTCGCACGTGCGGGAGTGGATACGACCCCGCTTGCGTCATGGCACTACGGCAGCATGCCGTGGGGGATGCTCGAACTGGAGTTGATGAACAGTTGACAAGTTGATCGAGGCGCGTTAGGTTCGCCGACGCTAGGGCTTTTCCTAGTTAGAAAGCAGAAAGGTGCAGAATGAAGAAGTTTAAGGTTTCGCTCGTTCGAATCGAGCATACGGTGTATCAGCTTGAAGTCGAGGCCGACTCGGCAGAGCAGGCCAATGAAATCGCCATAACCACGTGGAACGAAAATGAAGAGGCCTTCGTCGAGTTCGGCCTTGTTCACATGGAGGACTTCATCAACGATATCGAGGAGGTGCTGCCGTGAACTGGACGGATTTACAGATCATCGACATGTACTACGAGGACGGTATGAAAGAGCAGGAGATCGCCGAGTCGCTCGGGATATCTTTGTTGATGGTGCATGAGGTGATTGCAGCATTCGAGGAATCGGAGGACGAGCAATCATGACGCTACTGAAACACGATAAGCGGACGGCCGATCTACTTGGTGCCATCAAGGAGTTACTCGCCATGCCTGACTACAGCGACAGCAACGAGCGGCCATTGGCCGATATCATTCGCATTCGTCGTGTGGCGGTTAGCCGCGCGCGTCGATTGGTTGAACAGTACGAGGAGGAACCATGCCAAGGTGGGAGGGACGCGAGTCCACTCTGAAGCCTGGCACACTTCCACCAAAACCGAGGGATGCAGAAAAGCAGTTTTTCAAAACCGTTTTTAAGCTGTTCGGCTACTGGCTCATCCATAAGATTTTGGGCGGGTAGTTGACAGGCCAAAGGATGAGCGTATTTTAGAAAGTCCACCAATCGTTGGTGGCATATACAGGAGAAAGTCTCAATGGCAACACTTATGGATGCTTCGCGGCAGTGGGCAACACGCCCACCAGAAGAGCGTTTCACGTCATTACCGGCCATGCGTGCCATGCTCGAACAGGTGCGCGAGTTGTCGCATGCCTCGGTTGTGAGCTCTCGCAGTCTCACGGCCGTACCTGTCAACGATGAGCGCGGATACTCTCGCGGCATTTTGATTCAAGACTCCAACGGCAGGACGGCGGCTCCGTCAAATTGGGCGTTCGGTCAGTTGGCGAGCCTGTCGGGAGCGCCGGCCAGTTATCTGCGGACGTTACCGGCTCCACTCGTTGCCGATTGCCTTAACTATGGTTTGAAGGTCGAGCGCGATGCGGCCGACGTTGGGGTGTTGTACACGGGCGAAAACCAGAAAGCCCTCGAAGTCCGCGCGGCCACTGGTGCGCGATATGGTCGCATTTGGAACTCGGATGTAGTGCGCGCCCTCGAGGATCGGTTCGGCGATGGTGTGACGGGGGACTTTCGAGTGCCGGGAGAGTTTGGAAAAGGCCTTGCAGAAGTCACGCGAGACAACACGACGTTATTCGCGAGCGATCGCGATATGTTCGTGTTCCTTGCCGATGAGCAGAATCGAATCGAGTTACCCGGCCGTCGAGACGGCAAAACCGGACAGCTTGCGCGCGGGTTCTTTGTCACTAATTCGGAAGTCGGCGCGGGTGCTCTGAAAATCAAAACATTCTTGTTCGATTACGTTTGCAAAAATCGGATCGTCTGGGGCGCGCATGAGCTCGAAAGCATTTCGATTCGCCACACTGCCAGTGCTCCGGATCGGTTCATCGAGGAGGCGGCTCCTGCACTGCTTGAATACTCGCGCGCGAGTTCGTCGAACATCACAACAGTGCTGCGATCTGCACAGTCGTCG